GTTGCGCCGGTAAACATTTTTGCATCGTAATCCCTTACGCTGTTTTGCGAGCCTCATGGTCAATGCGGATCTGCAATAGATCGCGATACCGAGACTGCATTTTCTCGTCCTTGTTGTAGGCGGCTCGATCCTCGCGCATCACCTTCTCGATGTCGGAGATCTCGTCGTCAAGTGTCTGGTCAGGCGTTCGGCCAGTTTTCGGCGCCAGTTGCGCCACCGGGTTGAGCTTGCGTGAAATGGAAGCAAGGCCCTCGAGCACACCGGGAATGTTCATAATCGCGCGGCCCTCACCGTCGCGAGCGTTCAGCAGAGCATTGGCGTTCTCTTCGCCAAAGGTGGACTCGATCAGGCTGCCGACCAGATTGATGTTGGCCCGGTAATCGGTGCCCCATTCGGTGCGCAGCGCGTCCTCGGTCTCAACGTGGTGAGCGTTGTCCATCTCGGCCATCTGGTCCTGCTGGTTCTCGGCAAAGCCGTTATACCAGTCGATGACCTTGTGCATGACGGCCGGCTCGACGTTCATTTCGTGCATGGCGCCTGCGAAATCTCCGAAGATCTCCTTGTCGTCCTCGCCCAGGACCGTGCCCTCGGGCAGGTTCTCGAGATAGCCAGCGGCTTCCAGCGGGATGCCGTTGGTCTCACGGAAGGCCTTGATGTCGTCCTCGGTCGCGCCATCAGGCAAACCCTGATTGACGTTGCCGCCAGAGATGGTGGCGCGCTGCTCACGGAAGGCCTTGCCCAGATCTGCCGGCGTGGAGTACCGCTCCAGCGAGGTCTTGAATTTCTCGTCCTCACCAGCGAAAGCATCTCTCCAGTTGGCGTTCGAGGCGGTCTGCGCGGAGTCGATCAGCGCGTCCTGGGTGTCGAAGCTCTTGAGGAATTCGACGCGCTCGGGCGGCGTGTCGTCAGTAACCATGTCTTTGAACCAGTCGGGCTCAATGGGATCGGTAATCGGATTTGTGATCGGGTCTGTCTCAGCCATCTTCAATCTCTCTCGCTGCTATTTTGTCGGGGTCTGTCCTTGTTGGGGCCGACTTTAGCATCCATACCAAAGTGGTTCCTACGAATCGCTTTCCTTCTGCAAACGCTGTCGCATGTGGATCTCCGGGCCGGTAGCTCAGGTCGTGAGTGCCAGCGGCCCGGATAATGTACGGCAGTATAGCTTTTTGCTGGCGGGACGACGCATTGCCATCGTAAAGGGCCCGGATGGCCTGCGCCTCGAACTCCGTGTAATCCGGTCGCTCAATCGGGCTTTCATGTGGCAAACACTCCTCGACCCTGTCCTTCTGCTCGGTCATGCCGCATTAGCAGCCTGCGCCATATTGGCCTCGGCCTGCCCCATGTCGCGAGCGGCTTCGGCGCCAGTACGGGCGAGCTCGGCTTCCTGCTGCATGGCAGCCTGTTCTTGCGCTTCGGCAACCAGTCGATTGACCTCCTCGAGCGGCACCAGATTCTTGGCCGGCAGTCCGACGCCCTCGAGTGCATCCCGAAGGGTGCCAGTGAGGTCGACGTTGTAAGCGGCGCTCGGATCCAGCTCCATGGCAGAGGCCAGCAGTTCGCGGGTCTCCATGAATACGGATGTCTGCTTGCGCTCGATCGCGTCGTGCAACGGGCTGACGAATTTGAAGTGAACCTCGCGGCCCTGCAGCTCGCGCGGCATGTCTTGGACTGAGCCAAATGTGCCAGCGCGTAGAAGCAGATCAAAGGTATCTTCGCAAAGTTGGCCGTTGTATTCATGCTCCATCGGCTCGAATAGTGGAAGGGCTGCCCTGACATACTCTTCTACGCGCTGACCAACCTCGAACGCCGTCATGTCGCCCTCAGGCGGCGGCAGCGTTAGCTTGTTCAGGAAAAACGCATCGGCAATCATGCCCATCTGGGAGTCGCGAGAATCGTATCCCATCGGCAGGCCACGGCGATCCTGATTGATCGGTCGCAGCACATCGCCCTTGCGTTCGTCGTACTCATGGTCGGCCCAGGTAATGCCACCAGCGAACAGCGCAATGTCAGACCGGACTGCGTCCTGAGTCGCGATCATTGGCGGTCGCACGGACATCTCGCCGGCCTCGAGCAGGGTCAGGCTCATAGCCTGTAGCAAACGCGCATCGGGGAGGCCGGCAACGGTCGCAGGGCTGTAGGCGTACTGCGATCCCGATACCGTCTGCCAACGTGGCAGGGTGAATCCTCGGTTGGTGGCCGGGTGCTCGTCCATGATGTGATTGTTGAGCACATCCAGATAGACGATCATCCATGGGAAGCCCTCGCCCTGACCCTCCTGACCGCGGTAGATGTCGGTCGATACGACCAGTCTCATGCAATCAAGCGTCTGGAGGTTCTGCAGGCTGTTGGCCCACCGGGCAACATTCGCGTGGAGCGCATTGGCGCCAAACCGCTCAGTGAGCTGCTTGATGGTCGGCTTCCACTTGACGTAGATCTCACCGATCGCGCCAGTCTCATTCTCGGCCCACGCGACATCGCGAAGATGCCAGCAGCGGTACAGGAGGTGAGGATTTTGCATGTTCCAGTTGATCTCTTGCGAGATGCAGCACTGGCCAAAGGCTGAGAAATCAGCATCGCCCTCAGTGGTGGCGCGGATCATCTGCGCATTGCGATCGTACATCGCCCACCGCTGGCGCTTGGTGGCCCACTCGAGCCATTGCTTGCCGGCGTGAGTGAGGTTCTGGTCCTCGTCGACCGAGATCTCAAACCAGTCTTTTGCGCGCGGTCTGAGCATCGAGGCAAGGGACGTCGAGAGCTCGCGATGCACAATGATCGGATAGCTCGAATACAGGTGCTCGGCAAACTCTTCACCGATGTAGCGCGTCACCGTGAAGTCGGCGCGCTGCGGATAGAAATTCTCCGCGATCTCCTGCCAGAGCGTCGTCATGGCTTTGCGCTCGTTGTAGAGCTGGCTGCCACGCATTACGAGTTGGGCTGGCTTCATCCCAGGGTATCGAGATCGGTGAGCACGGTTTTAGCGCGGGAGCCACGGCGAGCTGCCGATTTCCTGCGCTCTACCCTGCGGATCTCCTCCTCGTCTGGGAGGGCGGCTGACTGGAACATCTTGTCCTTGCCGGCTTTGACCTTCGCCTTTTTCTTTTCGCGGCGCTCGGTGTTGGTCATGTAACCCCGACCGACCGAGACATTGGCCAGACGCTTGGCCGTGTTCTTCAATCCACCCATGTCGTTGTCCTCATCGGTTCCTTCTCCTTGGTCCCATATTGACAGATGGCCGTCGATTGACGTTGCCGAGCATCGTACCCGCAAGCTGATCTTTTCGCCACTCATGCAGATGTGTGACCGCTCTGGCGCCTGAGCTCCATGCCTGCACCACGGCATCGCCTCTGTCCGGGGAACGGCCGAGCAATTTGACCGCGTCTTTTTTGCTCATCACCTTGATGCCGTTCGGCGTGAGCTCCCATGTGAGGATGGTCAGATCGGCTTTCAGCATAGGATCATCAGGCAGCGCAATTGGCGAGCCACCGTCCTGCTCAGGGTCCAGCGCCTCCATGAATTTCCAGTAGACCTCGGCGCGCTTGTTGAAGAATTTGAGCTGCTTGGTTTTGGTCCGCGCATTGGAATTGTCCATGCCCACATGCCGGATGCACTCGACGCCGTTTTCCTCGAGATGCGCATACGCCTCGGCGCCAGTGCGCTCGCCGCAGTCGATCACCGGCACCGCGTTGTGCTTTCTGTGTTTCAGAACTAAGGCAGCGAGATCTCGACCGTGCGGAGTTTCAGAACCCGGTGTGGCGATGACGTTAGGATAAAAGCCGTCATACCGAGGCGCGAGGACTGCTTCATCGCGTTTAGATGCGCCGTCAACACCGATTGCGCACATTGGGACGTTGAGAGGAGGCGATCCAAAATAATCGGCCTGCCATCGGTTTTGAGCAGCGATGACCCAGTCTGTTGGCATAAGCTGATCCGGCTCATCCTGTCGCGCCGCCATAAAGTTTCCATCGCGGATCGCAGATCGCAGGGGCTCTTGTAAGGCGTCGAGCTTGGCGGCGTATTTGCCATCGTCAGCAAGGAACGGATTGTCGTCGAGTCGCCCTGGGATGAAGGTTCGTGATTCTGGTGTGAGGAATCTGGGGCTGCCGTCATCGTGGTTTCTCCCTGATGGAATTCTGACATCTGGACCTGAGACCCAGTGATCGAACGATTTTCCCGAGTCATCGACCAAGGTCACGACCCATCTGAGCTCACCGGGCTCGGCCGGCCGCTCGTAGCGATTATCCAGCCACGGCGCAAACATCGGGATGATCCAGTCGCCTGCCGAGGTCGT